CAACTCTACACAGTCAAAGTAGACGGTGAAGAGATAGAGGTCAGCCTTGACGAAGCCCTACAAGGTTATCAGAGACAACAGGCTTTTACTAAGCGTAGTATGGAAATTGCGGAGCAACGCAAAGCTGCTGAACAAGAAGCCGCGCAAGCAAAGCAAGCCAGAGACTACTACGCACAGCAACTTGATGTGCTGGCACAGCAGATCCAACAGACAATCCCACAGGAACCTGATTGGGTTGCATTAGCAAAAGAGGTCACGGCTGAAGAGTACAACGCAATTAGAGCAGAGTACGATAATCGACAAGCAAACCTCGCAAAAGTGGAGCAAGAGCGGCAAGCAGTCGCTCAACAACAGGCCGCTGAACAGGAAAAGATGCTTCATGAGCATCTTAGAGCGCAACGGTCTGACATGCTAAATCGCATCCCTCAGTGGAAGGATGACGATGTTAGGAATAAAGAGCGCCTTGAAGTAGTTGAGTACGCTCGTAACATCGGATTTAGCGAACAAGAAGTTTCACAGGCCACAGACGCTAGGGCCGTGGAACTTTTGTACAAAGCGATGCAGTGGGACAATCTACAGCGTAAGAAACCCACCGCTAAGAAACGCACAAGACAGGCTCCAAAGATGGCTAAAGCTGGACAGCCACGCACAAAAAAACAAGCTGCTAGTCGTTCACGGCAAACAGCTATGAACCGCCTAAATAAAGAGCGGTCTGTAGATGCTGCCGTATCATACTTGATGGGTAACTAGCTTTAGAAGGAGCGATTAAATGAGTACCTTTACCACATCGTCAGCCATTGGTGAGCGCGAGCAGCTTGCCGATGTCATCTATCGGATTGACCCCGATGAAACCCCCATCTTCAGCGCACTGAAGAAGGAAACCTCAAACGGTATCTTCACCGAATGGCAAGTTCAGGAATTGGCGGCAGCGTCAGCTACTAACTACGTCAACGAAGGTGCAGATGCCAGCATTGCTGCTCCAACGGCTACCAGCCGTCTGGGCAACTACCATCAGATCTCAGTCAAAGCAGTAGCTGTATCAAAGACCCTTGATGCAGTTGAGAAAGCTGGCCGTGATCGTGAAGTAGCGTACCAGAAGGTACTGAAATCATTGGAACTTCGCCGTGACATCGAAAAAGCAATCGGTGACACAAACGTGGCTCGTTCTGGTGCAGACCCTCGCAAATCAGCATCACTTATCACTTGGATAACCAATGGTGACTCGCCGGGTGATATGGCCTTCGCTACTGGCGATGGCACAGACGTAGCTGATCTGACTGGTACTGCTCGTTCACTGACACTTGCTCAGATTGAAACAGCAATGCAAGCAGCTTGGACAGACGGTGGATCGCCAAAGATTATGGCGACTTCAGCCGCTAACCGGGCTAACTTCTCAGACCTGTCAGCTTCTGGCAACTTGGTCAGCAACGATGTCAACATGACAGCAGCCAAGGAAGTGACCTACGTTGGTTCGACTTCAGTCTTTTTGACTGACTTCGGCACATTGGAAGTCGCTCCTTCACGCTTTATGGGTGATGACAAGGTCTTCTTGATTGACCCAGACTTCGCTGCACTTTGCACCATCAATGGTCGTAACTTCGCTGAAAACGAAATTGCACCAACAGGTGACGCAGAGAAGTTCCAGATTGTGACTGAATGGGCCTTGAAGGTGCTTGCACCTAAAGCCCACGCAGCCGTGATCGGTCTGGACGGATCATAATACTAGAGGGGGCGGTTCTGCCGCCCCTTCATCTCATTGGGGAATGATATGAAAAGACCACTAATTAACGATGCCGTTACAGGCAAAAAAGTTGACCTAGTTACTGACACTGACGGTTCTCAGCGGATCCAGTCTACACAGAACTTTGACACGCTGATGAAACTGAACAGTCAGATGAACAATGATTGGCGTCCGGGCAGTTTGCGCGGAACCCAGAAGCATATGCAGCATGTGGCAGAAATACCTAATGTCGTGTATGCTCACCTAGTAGAAAAGTTTGGCAAACCAAGCGAAAACCCAAAAGCGTGGAAGCAGTGGCTGAACGACAGCGAGAACCGTGCTTTTAGAACTGGTGGTGGACACGTTTAATGGCTATTGCATCTTACGCAGATTTACAGACATCTATCGCCAACTTTTTGGCTCGTGATGATCTAACAGCACAGATACCTGACTTTATTAAGTTAGCTGAAGCCCGTATTAATCGTGAGTTGGAAACTCGTGAGCAGGAAAAGCGAGTACAGGCAACACTTGTTGCTGGTGATGAGTACATTGCTCTACCGACAGATTTGCGTGAGGTAAGAGAAGTTAAGCTGAACACTAGCCCACTTACTGTACTGGACTACGCATCACCTACAAGTCTAGACACGCAATACTCAAGCAACGGTCAAGGTAAACCACAAGGATACAGCATAGTCGGCAAAGAAATGAAGATGCGCCCGATACCTGATAGCGCCTACACAATGGAAATTGTTTACATCGGTGATGTTGATGCGTTGTCTGCTGTAAGCACTCCCACATTGTTTACACGTTCACCTGATTTGTATTTGTACGGCGCACTAACAGAAGCCTATGTATATCTGTTAGATGAGCAAAGAGCGGCGCAGTATGATGAGAAGTTCACTCGTGCTATAAATGAGGTGCGGATGGACGAAGAGCGTTCACACTATGGCACAGGGCCACTACAAACTAAATCTGTCTACTTACGGCAGAATGTAACAGCGGAGAGATAATACATGTCTGCAATGAGTGATTACCTAGAGAATGAGATTCTCGACCACATCTTAGGTACTGGCGCGTATACAATGCCAACGACAGTATATGTTGGTTTGTCTACAGGTTCTTTCAATGATGACAACAGCGGCACTGAGTTGACTGGTAACGGATATGCTCGTGTATCAATCAGCTTTGGTGCAGCCTCATCTGGCACAGCAAGCAACGATGCGGCAGTTGAGTTTTCAGCAGCTACTGGATCGTGGGGTACGGTAAGCCATTTCGGTTTATTCGATGCTTCATCATCTGGGAACTTGCTTATTCACGGCGCACTGACTGCCAGCAAGGTCATTGAGAGTGGCGACATCCTCAAAATTGCAATCGGTGATATGGATATTACCGCCGCGTAGGTGTAGCCAATGCCGACAACAGCACCACTAGATAGGCTAACTGGAACCCTAGATAGCTATACCTTCACGCTAGACACTCTAGGTGACAAGGTTGCGTGGACTGCTGTTGCCCTAGATCATATGGATGGCTGGGGTGCGCTGGACAACTGGAACTACGGCACACTAGATGCGCTTGCCCTTGAAGTTAAGATTGCTGATGGCTCCGCTGCTACAGCAGCCACAGCTACAGGCACAGCGGTAAAGCTAAAAGGTGTCTCAGCCGCCGTAGACGCCTCTGTAACAGCCTCTAGCACTGCTGGGCGTACAAGGACAGTATCAGCCAGTGTGACAGCCGTTAATACGGCCTCTAGCGCCTTTGCTCGTGTTCGTCCATTTGAGGCTCTGGTCAACGCAGTTGGCACTGCCGCACTTGACGGTACTCGTATCAGAACCGTGGCTGGTTCTGTTTCTGTGTCAGCTTCAGCTACATCAAACTCAAACTTTGTTACATTGGCCGCTGGAACGGCAGACACCACTGTTTCTGTAACAGGCGCGGTCAATGCTGTGTTTAGTGGCCCATCAACGGCAAGTGTTACTGTTTCACAAGAAACATCTGCAAAGATACTTGGCGAAGATTGGGGCGAGGTTGAAGTAGGCACTGAGGTATGGACAGATGTGCCTATCGGTTCTGAAATATGGTCTACAGTAACAACATCTAGCGGGACTTGGTTAGGACAATGATACAGTTTGGAGAATGGTTGCCAGATCAGCCTGATTTCATGAACTCTGGTGTAGTTACGGCAGAAAACGTAATACCAGCGGCTAATGGCTATCGCCCACTAAATCAGTTCATTAGCTTCAGCAATGCCGCTAGTGGAACGATACGAGGTATATATGCCGCAAAAGACAATGACGGGAACGTCAAGCTATTCGCTGGCGATGATGCCAAGCTATACAGTTTCAACGCCTCAACTAACAATCTGGACGATGTCAGTAAAGCTGGATCACCAGCCTATGATCTTATCAATGCAGAAAAATGGCGGTTCGTACAATTCGGTGAATACGTCATTGCGGCTGGTGGAATTGGAGAAGAACTGCAAAAGTGGCAGTTAGGTACTGACACCGCGTTTTCTGATTTAGGTGGTTCTCCTCCAAAGGCTGACTTCATTGCAGTTGTTCGTGACTTTGTGTGGACAGGTAATATTGATGAAGGTTCTGGCCGTGTGCCTTATAAGGTGCGTTGGTCTGGTTTTAACGATATTGATGGGTGGACAACTGGCACAGATCAGTCTGACTTTCAAGAACTGCCTGATTCCGGCGCTATCACTGGTATGGTTGGCGGTGAATACTGCACTATTCTATGTGAGAAAGCTATCTTCCGGGCAACATATACTGGCCCACCTCTTATCTTCCAGTTTGACAAAGTTGAAAGCCAGCGCGGTTGTTCTATCCCCGGCTCAGTGTGTAATTATGGTTCTATTGTGTTTTACTACTCAGACAATGGCTTTCATATGTTTGATGGACAAAGAAGCACACCTATAGGCAATGAAAAAATAGACAAGTTTTTTGCTAAAGACTTCAACGCTC